TTAATGAAATGAATTGGTTTTGGGGATTTTGGTTTAAGGATAAGTTTAGAACTCCATTTTCAGTGTATAAGATGAGCTTTGCAGAGCTTATCGTTTTATGTGGCATGATTGTTGGTGTAGGTTTTGGTTTGACCAAAGGCGTACAAAAGATAATTGATATGGGGTCAAGCTTCAAAGGTGCTCCTGAAGTAATCGAAGAAGCACATGGTGTAGGTTGTCCTTGCGGATCTGTGCATCAACAGACAGAACAGTTTTAGTAATTGAAGAAAAAGAACAAGGGATTTAGAAACAAAGATCCTAGATACTTTGAGAAAGTTGGTTTTCTAAAGAAACAACTTAAACGATTTTTTATTAAAGAAGTAAAGAGAGTACACGGCTGTGCCATTAACAGAAAAAGGTAAAAAGATCATGAGAGCAATGAAAGCTCAGTATGGATCAAAAGAAGGTGAGAAGGTATTCTACGCATCTAAAAACAAAGGCACTATCAAGGGTGTCGAGGAAGAAACACAAATGAATTGGCAAAACAAATTATATGAGAGTCTGGTGACAGAAAATACAGCAGGTAAAGCTATGAGGGCAGCAATAAGTTCAGGAGAGCAAAAAACTGATACCCAACCAGGAAGAGGAGGGCCTTTAGCAAAAAGAGCTAAACTCTTAAACAAGATTCGCGCTATGAAACCTAGACAAGGTGGTGGAAAAGGTATCCCCGCAGAGCGTATTCCTAGCTTTATGAAATTCAAATTGGACAGTCCAGGAGAAAGACCCGCCTCTGAGAAGAATAGAGGAACGAGAGCAGCTAGAAGAGCCGTTGCTAGGACAGCAGGACAACCTGAACCGGAAAGACGGGAAGCAGGTTATTCTGCTTTGAAAAGAGGGTAAAACAACAAAGAAAAAGAAATGAATTGGCAAAACAAATTATATGAGAGTTTAACTGAGCAACATCAGTTCTCCAGGCAAAAAACCAAATCAGGCATGAAGGTCAGTGGGTTCCACGACCCCAGAGCACAGCAAGCTAGAGCGGCAGCAGCTAAGAATAGAGCGATGAAGGACCCTGAGGGTGTCGATCCCAAGTCAGGTGTGCCTAGACAAGTGATTAGTGCTAAACCTCCAAAGAAACCTAAGTTCAAGAGATATTCCTGATCATGACAAGTAAGCATGTACCTCATGATAACACTTATGTTCACACCTTTGCCTGTACATTTAAAGCAAAACCTAAGGTAGCGGCAGAGATTCTTTACGAAGAGTATCGTGAGCAATCAGTTGAATTAGCAAAGGAAATATTAAAATATGAAATGGCAAGAAAAGATTCTAGAATCAGTAATTGACCCTGGAAGCACAAAGGGTAAAAAGCCTGTCGTAAAAAAAGGTGATCCTTTTGCTAAACTACCCCCTAGACTAAGAGCCATAGCCATGGCTCGTAAGGCGTTACAAGGCGGTGGAACAAAAGAACTAGGTAGATTAGGCTCAAAATAGACCAACTCCGAAGTGATTACGCATTTCGTGTTGGAACTTCGCTGACTTCCCCTAATTCCTGTGTTTTAGGGGAAGTTTTTTATTTAAGTAACCTATCTATAATAGAAAGAGAGTTGCCGTTAGGGACTCTTTAACCCTTGTCGAAAGAAAGGAGAAAAACAATGGGAAACTTCTATTGGACTAATTTTGATTATATTTGGAATGATCTCGATCTTGTCCTCCGAGACTGGCACCGCATGGTCGTTGAGCCAAAAAAGCAGTTAGCTTCTCTTCCAAATTACCCCCACTCTGATTGTTGGGTAGATGATGATTGCAATAAGCTGTCATTACGGTTTGCACTTGCTGGATATGCAAAGGAAAATATTAGCGTAAAAGCCAGTAAAAATGTTCTACGAATCACTGCAAAAGGTGAGGTTGAGCAGGGCGTTAAATTTGTTCATCACGGAATCAGCAAGAAAGATGTGGACTTTTCGTTGAATATTGACGAGGCTTTTGATCTAAAGAAAGCTAAAACAGATTTTGTTGATGGTCTCTTAACCATCGTCATCCCAAGGGCAAAGGAGGCAGAACTGGTTGAACTGATGTAATTTTTTGCTCCTTAGTAAAAATAAGAACTCTCGTATTATTTTATGGGGGTTCTTATTTTTTATACTCTATATAAACATAGATAATACCTATAAAAGGAGAACAATATGGCAACGCCAGCAGTACCAGTACCATTAAACCCAAACCCAGTAACACCTGATGATAGACTAATAGCTACACCAGGAAACACATTCTATGCAAGTGCAGGAGGATACACCGCAGCTAGTGGTGTAGTCTCAGCTTCTGCCTACATGCTTGAAGAATATCAAGATCTTACTATTGAATACAAAAGAATGCCTAAAGGTTCAGTAAATGAATATTATGGAGTTGAATTAAATTTAAGTTCAGCCTCAGCAACTTACAGCATTGATAATACTTACTTGATTGCAATAATAAGAGCATCTTACAGTAGAAAGAAAACATACACTAATCAAGGCACCCCATACATGCAGAACCAACGATTTGGATGGAACGCTGTAAGTGCTGTTGATGGAGTAAGTTATGGTACACTTAATGCAAGCACCTTAGGTCCTGCTGGAACGATTTACACTACACAACCTTTTTATTACAGAAGGCCTTGGGATGATAATGTTGACAGTGAAGTTGAAAGGTATGTAGAATGTGCTGATTTCTTCGTTTCTGCCACTCAAAGCCCAGTCGTTGATGCCTGGGTATTGCCTAATCAAACCCAAAGTATTGCTAAATTATACAAGTCTTTCTTTATCCCAGAGTATGCACCGTTCACTCACCTAGCTAGGTTTGACCACCAGGAAGGCCAAAACTCTGGTGGAGCTTATGAGCTTCAAGGACCATATAATATAGCTCAAGAAACACTAACAGGCATATTAAGTTATATTCATGGAAGGGCTCACAAGATAAAAAACGCTACTTTAATTTCAGTTCCACCTGAACCTGATTCAGCTAATCCAAGCCTCGTTCTTGAAAATCAAGGCATTCCTGAGTATGATCCAAATAGACATGACTACACGGGTTACTAATAACTAAAAAATAATAAAAAAAGCCGATCAGAGTTACCTTTGATCGGCTTTTTTACTATATACTGATAGCATGAAGTGGCAAGATAAAGTATACAGCGTTATTTGTGAGGCTGACAAAGAATCAGCCGAGGATCAAGTCTCGAAAAACATTAAGCGTCTAAGAGAGTTAGGAGCATTAGGTGGCAAAAAGAAAGTGGGGCCTCTATCTCCTGAAGTTCAACAATTGAAGACAGATACAATGAAGCTAATCACAAAAGGTAGATTAATGAAATCTAACCCTAAAAAATCACGCCCTTAACGGTAAGTGATCGTTAAATAAGCGAATATAAGCTTCTCTGTTTTTGTGCCAAGAATCTCTTCCTGCCAACTCACCTTTTGATTCGTGCATTATCTGTATAGGAAGAGTGTAATTCTCTTTTTGTTTTAGAAATGTTTGTGTGGTGTAAAATATATCGTAAAAGTCCCACTCACCTTCAAAAGATTTAGGTTTTGTTATTTGAATGGATCTTAGCGTTTTTTTAGTTGCTGCTAGAAACAAACCATCAAGAACAGTTACCTTACCAAGTTTTCCAAAATGTGTATCGTCAGCTTTTGTTATGTCTGATCCATGAAAGACATGCCCACTGTGAAATCCTCTTTCCCACAAGTCTTTGTCCCACCAGACGGCATCTCTACTTAGTATTTTTGTTCCTGCCACTCCAACAAAACCAACTTTAGGTTTTCTTAGTTTTTCTTTTAGCAGCGAGGTAAATACTAATGGATCTGTAAGAATCTTTATATCATCGTGACAAAGAATGATAATATCGTCTGGATCGGCTTGAAGTTCGTCTATGCCGTTTTCATAGGCATCAAAGATTGATGTCTTGTCTACAAGCATTTTTGATTCAATGTCACATCTTTTAAGATACTCTAATAGATTAGATGTCGTTTCTGACATCTCTCCACCTCTAGTACAAGTTAAGGAATAAATTTTCATGGAAGCTGATGTTTTAAAAGAGTTTAAACGCTGTAAGGATGATCCTACGCATTTTATGTCTGAATATGTTCGTGTTACACACCCTGTTCGTGGGTTAGTCCCCTTTAAATTATACCCGTTTCAAGAAAGAATAGTATCAGAACTTCAAGATAATAGATTCAATATCTTGCGGAAATTTAGACAGGCTGGTTGCACCACTATAGCAGCAGCGTATGCATTATGGTTAGCTGTCTTTGAAAGACATCAGTCTATCGTTATTCTATCAAAAGGGGACACTGAAGCGACTGAAGTGTTGGATAGAATTAAAATCATGTACGAAGAGTTACCTGCCTTCCTTCAACCAGGGATAACAGAAGACAATAAACACACGCTAAAGCTAAAAAATCGCTCTGTTATTAAATCCCGACCCTCAGGAAAACAATCAGGACGGTCGTTGGCTGGGTCTTTCTTGATTATTGATGAGGCAGCGTTCGTAGAATCTATCGACACTATTTGGGCAGCAGTGTATCCAATTATCTCTACAGGGGGTAGGGCGTTTATTCTATCAACTGTAAATGGTGTGGGTAACTGGTTTTATGAAACTTACTACAAAGCGGTGGAAAAAGCAAACTCATTTAATGCAATAGACATCACATGGAAGGAGCACCCAGAGTATTACAGAGTAAAAGGCTTTGAGGATTTGTACGAGGAGATGGAGAAACGGGTTCCTCCAATGAATGTTGATGACTGGGTAGCAGTCACAAAATCAAACATGCCTAGAAAGCAATGGCTTCAAGAGTATGAGTGTGAGTTCTTAGGCACAGGCGATACCTTTATTGATGGATCTTTACTCTCACACCTATCAGAAGGCGTAAATACCTCTTATTACACAAAATACAACAATCGAATGCGTGTTTGGAAGGATCCTGAGCCTTTCTACGATTATATCATCGGTGTAGACACAGCTTTGGGGCGAGGTAGAGATTATTCAGCAGCGCAAATCGTAAATCTTTACAATGGAGAGGTTGTGGCAGAGTTTTATAGCAACAAGACACCCATAGATGAGTTTGCTTCCATTTTAAATAAAGAGGGTAATTATTATAATGTTGCAAATATCATCGTAGAACGCAACACCGTGGGAAATCATGTCATTGATTTGCTCTATAATAAGTTTGAGTATGAAAACTTATGGCATGATCAGAGAGGTTTAGCTGGCTTTCAGGTAACTGTCAAGAATAGAGAGACCATTTTATCTGAGTTAGAGGAAAGTATTAGGACTAATGTTCTAAAAATTAATTCTGAACGCACTTTAAATGAGCTAAATACCTTTGTAATAACAAACTCAGGGAAAATAACTGCTGATAATGGTAAGCATGATGATCTAATTATGAGTTTAACACTAGCTAATCACATCATGAAGACCACTAGAGAGAACTCCTTTATTGAGTTTACTAAAGAAAATGCTTTTAAAGAGACAAAACTTTACCCTAAAAGCACAAAAATACCTTTAATATCAAAAGGTAAGCAAGTAGTAGAGGACATTGAATGGCTGATGAAGTAAAAAACCAGATTGTTGAGGATGGACAATCAACATGGGCAAACTATGCCACAAAAGGACCTTATTTTTACCCTAGAGGTGCTCTAGGTAGGTTTTTCGCTAGATTTTTTGCTACCAAAGCTCAAGATGCCGTTATTCAGGCAGTTACAGATGTTGAGACTGCTAATTTAACTGGTGATACTAAGGTAAAAAGCTCTGATCCAACAGATAACACGGGAGTAGCGGCGTTTACAATTAATAGAACCACTCCTGTATACTCGGAAATTGAAAGATCAAGAAAAGAACGCTACAAAGACTATGAGGCTATGGACGAGTACCCAGAGGTCGGTAGTGCTTTTGATATGTATGCCGATGATTCAACACAAAAAGATACACAGCATAGGCGTTGGTCTGTAAAGTCTGACAGTCCTGAGGTAGTAAAAGAGATAGAGCGTCTTTTTGAAACAATTCAATTAGACAGATTTTACTATGATGTCGTTAGAAACACGGTTAAATTTGGAGATTGTTTCTTAGAGCTTATTGCAGATATAAATAATCCCGCAGCAGGGGTTCAAAGGATAAAAATACTTAATCCTAACTATTTAATTCGAGTTGAAGATAATTACGGCTACTTAAAAACTTTCCTACAACAAATACCTGACAATACCACTATTGATGCCAGTTATCAATCTCCAATTCAGGTAGGCAGTAAAAATAGTGAGTATATCGAACTAGACAAAAATCAGATTGTTCACTTCAGGTTATTCACCTCTGATCCTAAATTTTACCCATATGGCAAGTCGGTTGCCGCTTATGGCGTTCATACCTTTAGATCATTGAAGCTAATGGAGGATGCAATGCTTATTTACAGGCTTGCAAGAGCGCCAGAGAGAAGAATATTTTATATTGATGTAGGAAACCTACCCTCCAGTAAAGCAGAGCTTTTCATGGAGAGAATAAAAGAAAAGTTCAAAAAAGAGAAGTATTTTAGAAATAAGGGCGTTGATGCTCGATACAACCCTTTGGCTGCCGATGAAGATTACTTTGTCCCACTAAAAGGTAATCAAAACACTAGAATTGAGACTTTACCTGGGGCACAAAACTTAGGTGAAGTTACAGATGTGTCATACTTTAGAGATAAACTCCTTGCAGCACTAAAAGTTCCAAAAGACTTTATTAGCCAGGACAAAAACCAGCAAGCTGAAAAGAAAGCTAATTTATCAGAGTTAGATGTTAAGTTTGCTCGCGCAGTGGGGAGAGTACAGCATCAAATAGAGGCTGGGTTAGAGGTAGTGGCAAAAAGACACTTAGCTCTTAAAAACTACCCAATAACACTAATTAATTCTTTGAGGATTCAACTCCCCGATCCTTCTGATAAATTTACAAAGAGAAAATTAGAGATTGATGAAATGAGACTAAGAATTATCCAAGGGGTCACTCAAACTCAATTATTCCCAAAAGATCATATTTACAAAGAATATTACGAAATGAGTGAAGGGGAGATTAGCGTAGTTAAAGAGCAACTACGGCAGGAGGCTGAGGAGGCTGCATACCAGCAGCAAGAGTTAAATCAGATATCTCCAGGGGCGGGGGATCGCCCACAAGGTAATACTCCTGGTGGACAGGAGGCAGTTCCTCCTCAACAGGCAGAGGAAGATTTTTCTGAATTAGATCTTTTGAGGTCAAAACTCGTTGAAGAGAACGGGTATAGGCCTGAAGAGCAAAAAGTTTGGAAAAGAATTTTACAAAAAATACCAGAAACTCAAAAAAAGGCTTAATCTGTTTTAGTATATAGATTTAGCACTAAGGAGCAATTTTAATTATGTTTGACCATATCTTTGAGAATAGAGACAGAAAGATAACTAATATCGTCAAGTTATCTGATTATCTTGGAAGATCATTAAGAGAGAATGTTGAAGTATTCTCCATTGATGATACAGAAAATAAAGCTACTTTTGTTACCGAGAGCGGTAAAATTATTGCAGGTTCTTACAACTTTGATGACAGTGTAGAACTTCGTAATATTCAAATAGAAGAAGGTGAGCTTTTTGAAGACGATCAAAGGTTTGATGATTTTGTAAATTATAAAATATCAAACTTTGTACACAATATATTTGAAGAGGACTTTGTTGAAGCCGATACTAGTTTTAGCAAAGTCCTTCAGCTTTGGGAGAGCAGAGTTAAGTTCTCTTCTGTTAAGAAAAAGCTTTACGAAAAGTCTCAGAAGTTTAATGGTTCAAACAGAATTATTGAAAGTGAGGAATTCCAAAAGGTCGTAGAGATAGCCCCACAGCTTGTTAACTTCTTAAAAGAAAACGAAACTTTAGTTAATATTCCTGAAATTAAAAACATGGTTAAGCTTTCCTCGTCTGTCTCTAAGGCTTTTGCTTTACCTAAGATTTCTTATGATTCTTTAAATGAAGCTACTTACTGCATACCAGATACCGTAAACCACAGTGTCTACGATATGATCTGCAAGCAAGAGCTAATTAGAAAAGAGTTAGTTGAATCAAAAAACAGCTTTGATTTGGTTTGGTTAAACAATGAAAAAGTTTCAAACCTAGCTGCTTTAGTATATGAGAGCGACGAGAGTGCTATTGTTAAGGCTTTAGTTGAAGCAGTCTGTGAGGTTCCTTATCTAGCGTTAGCAACAAAGAGACAAATCACAGAAACCTTAATGAGTAACCTTGAATTGAATGAATCAATCAAGGTTAATTTAAAGGATATTAAGGCCTACAGCAGCGCCTTATTTGAGTACAAAAAGCCCTTGAAGAATCTTTTTGTTTCCATGCTAAATGAAAAGTACGGGATTAGCGTCCAAAACCTAAAGGATATTCCAACTTTCAAAAGCTTGCTCAACACGCAAGTTTTAATTTTTGAAGCTTTGGCAAAATTAAGCCCCAAAGGCTCCGTGCAAAAAGATGTTCTTGTTGAAACTGCTTCAATGCTTAAAAATAAAAATGGTGTTGAATCAATTGATGTTAATCACTTTATTGAGCTTCTGTTTGAAAAAGCAGGATACCAAAGCCAAGACCTAGATGAGCCTTTGATTGAAAACATCTCAATCAAAGAAACTTTCTCTGAAATGGATTCAATAGAGGAGTTGGTTGATGTTATTCTAGAAAAAGCTAAAGCAACAAAGAAAAAGAAAAGCTTTCCTGATTTAAATAAAGATGGAGAGGTGACAAAAGCTGACATTCTTGTTGGTCGTGGCGTTATCAAAGCTGAAACAGAGGTTGAAGAGGAAGAACCTAAGATTGAAGAGGATTCCGAAGAGCAACAAACTGAAACAGTAGAAGCCGTTGAAGAGCTTGAGGAGCAAGAAACTCAAGAGAAAGAAGTTGCAGAAAAAGAGCCTGAGGAGTCCAAAACTCCTTCTTCCGATGAGATAATGTCATCCTTCAAGGACTTTGAAGATATTTTAAACTCAATTAACTTTGAAGATATTATGGATGACCCTGGAGATGAAGAGGAAGAAGACCCTGACGAAGAGCCTGAGGAGGCCGAAGAGGACGCCGCTGAGGAGGAAACTGAAGAATGAGTAATACCAGAGACACCTTAATTCCTGTATGTAAAGTAGTTGCCGTTGCAAGCGGAACTACAGGCAGTGTTCACCTAAGTAATACTGCGGTTAAAATCACTAATGTTGAGGTTACTAACGAAAACTTTAACCAAACTACAACAGCTAGTGGATTAGCAGAAGGTAATCAAACTTTCTTTGTTAGTGGTAACGCAGGAGGTACGATTACTTCAGGCTCAGTTATTATTAGAGTTGCAGGTGGGGATGTCGTTGGAGCACATGTTCGAGATGGAGGTGCGTACACAGGCGCTGATACTGGATTTGGTCTAATCGACAATCATGATGATGGAGCAGCAGGATATTCAGTTAACGCTGTGCTAACAGCTAGTCCTGTGATGGCTAATGTCCCTTATGTGACAGTTACAGACCTTAGTGGTGACACTGGATTCTTTAGGGTTATGGCAGGACTGTCAGGCACAGATGATCCAAATATTGATGTGGTTTATGCTAATCCTAGCGCAACTGTAAGTAAAACCTTAGGTGGTAACCCAATAAAAACACCTGATGCTTTTAATAGTGGTTTCCAAACTAGTAATGTTTTTGGTGATGTTTCTGCCTCTCCAGGAATTGTAGGTGCGGCGGGAACTACCGTCACCTTAACTCTACCTAGAAATGTGGATCGCATTACCATTCAAAACCTAACAGAGACTGCGAGTAGCGGTGTCTTTGCTATCAATTATGGAGTTGTAAAACAAGGTAACATGATTATAGACAACTCTACTAGAGATGTGACATGAACATAGTTTCTTTAGGTAACACAGTCAGACCTGCAATCGCAGGAATGACATCAGGGAAGACTAATGAGATTAATCCAGGTAAATCAAACTCTTCGCGTAAGGTATCAGCATCTATTAGTTTTGGCAAAGGTAAGCGAGCTTTCGTTGTAAGAGCTAAACCGAAAGGTCCTTACGCTGGAGCTAAGGGTAATATGTTGAACCTTGGTGTGTACAGACAGGCAGGAACTCGCTACATCATAACATTATTTGAAGATGATCAAGATAAACTTGATGGTAATGTTAGTACAGCAGGTATAACAGGCATTGGTGCCACTACAGTGGAAGCTATTGTGTATAAGATAAATAATACCGTTATGAATACATGGCTTGAAGCTGAGATGATTAATAATTTTACAAATCAAGAATTTACCAACGCTGCTAACATTAACTTTGCTGATGCGAGTCCTCTCAAAGGGGGGAGAGGTTAAATGACCGTTGGAGACAAAATACCCCTTAGATTTGATTTTGACAGTAACAACGCTCCATCAGCTTTAGCGGAGTTCACTGCTTCTGATGTTGTAGGCGTAAGCAATGGTGGTACAGGTGCCTCCTCGTTAGCTGATTTTGGGACAAGTTTATCGCAAACAAATGTCTCTGCTAACGCTGTATCATCGGTCAATTTTTTTACTCCTGATGCAGGTGCTTTCAATTGCATGGGCTTAGACGGAGAGAAGTTTTTCATGAAGCGTGAAAACGGTGCTACTTATGAAAACTTAATTAAATCCGATGAAGGCACCATAACAATCCAATCAGAAGATGATATTCACTTTTTATCTAATGCAGGTGAAAAGTTTATGCGCTTAAATGAGTCAGGCGGTAATGGAGAGGTTGAGTTATACTACAATAACAGTTTAAAGCTGGAAACAATTGATACTGGTGTAACGATCACAGGTGATGTTAATGGAATGCCTTATCCACCTCCTTTTGGATATATGCAGTTAAATTCTGACGATACAGCTTCTGCTGATGAAAAGAAGTTAGGTTACTCTAACACTCCAGGCACAATTGTTTCAAACACTAATGATATTAGTTGGAATGATTCCTTGAAACAGTTTGAGGTAAGCGCAGCAGGAACTTATGAATGTTTAGGTGTGGTTATTTTAGAGGGTGGCTCAACGCTGGTGGATTTAACTGTAAGGAAAAACAATTCTGATGTACTAGCAGGACAACCTAGAGTTCACAGCACGGTTGATCCTTTAGAACATACAATTAGGGCAGTGTTTACTGCGGCGTCAGGAGATAATATTAATATCACTTATGATGCTACATCCTCAAATACAGTGAAAGCAATCACTGGATCAACAATGACCGTAAAAAGGCTAAAATAATGACCACACAAGACAAAAAATACACAATATCTAAAGAAACATTAATGCCACTGGGCATGGTAATCATGCTCTGTGGAGGTGTGGTTTGGATCAGTGATCAGCTAAGTTCCATACACAACAAACTAGAGTTACTTGAATCTAGTCTAGAAGAACAGTGGACAAAGCGGGATATGGAGAACTGGGGTCTAAAACTAAAACTTAATAACCCCGAAATTGAAATTCCTAGCTTAGAGAACTAGTCTAGCATATGATTTTGCTTCATAAGATGTAGAAGCTTGTCTGTATACTGCTCCGTTAGAGTCTGTATACTTGTTTGTATATTGTATAAGGTTTTTAGTCCTGCGGTTGATACCTCAGATTTTTTGCTGAATTCATTGAATGCGGCTGATATCTCCTTCACCTTTTGCTTATCTAGATCATTTAGCTTTGAAAGCATTAGTTTTATATCTTTTTCTGTTTTCATATTAGTTTAACTTCATGTCCCTCCGTTTCATAGTGTTTTCTTCTCTCTTCAGAGTGTTCCTTTAAATACTTTTCTTGATCATAAAAATCATAAACAAATACTTTTTCTTTTGTTTCATGTTTTCTTAAGGCTCTACCCAAAGCTTGTAAGGTTGCTATCTCAGACTTCATGCCTCTGGCGTTTATGAAGTGGGTGATTTCTTCAATGTTAACCCCTGTTTGGAGTATTTTAGTACCAATGAGGACGCTAGGTTCTCTATGTCCTCTGAATCGAGATATAGCTTCATACCTTTCTCCAATCGAATCACACCCTTGGAGGAACTCACAATTCCCTCCAAGTAGGTTTTCCAAGGTTCTTCCGTGGTCAAGTGATTTGGTAAGTATAAGTATACGGGCTTTTTTGTTTTTACTTTTGATGTCATCAACGATCTCCTTTATGATGTTGTTCCTCTCTAAATTTTGAACTATGTAGCTTTCGTAGACATCCAAATAACTTAAGTGTTCATCTTGATAGTTTGCCGTGTATGGTCTATTTATTATTTGGATGATTGGTTTGGTTAATTTTCCTTTGTCTACTAATTCTTCTGTTGTTGCGACCGAGTATACAGGTCCTAGCCCACCCTCTAAGTTATATTTGCTTATCTTTTGATTAGGGGGTGTCGCTGTAAATCCAAACCTGTAGTTAGCTTCAGGAAACGACTGAATAGCCGCAACAGTGGTTTTTCCATTACTAAACTCATGACACTCATCAACCATTAAAACTTCAGAGTCTAGATGAGTGTCTAAAACTTTTTCAATGCTTTGAACTGTACAAAGCATGATGTTTCCTTGTATATAGCCCTCACTAAAACATAATCCTAAATCCTTGATATTTAAAGACTTAAGAAACTCATATGTTTGCGTTAGTAGCTGTTTTGCATTGAAAAGGAGAATCATTTTTCTTCCATGCAATGCTTTTACGAGGCCAGCCATGATAAGGGTTTTACCTGCTGCTGTGGGTGCTTTGATTACACCTCGCCTGATCTCTAACATTTCTGTTATTGTTTTTTCTTGATAATCATAATATGTGATGTTATCAAAATGATGATCAACTATATCTTTGTTGAATGTTCTACTATCTATTATCTTTGGATTGGCATCAACTTTATCGAGATCTGCTAGAACTTTTTGTAGAAGTCCTGTTTTGAATGTGCCTTTTTTTGAGAAAAACTTTTTCTTACCATCCCAAACTCTGTTTCTGTATTGTGGAGAATACTCAGCACCAGGAACCTTAAATGAATACAACTCTTCCAAAGCACTTAAAAGCTTTGGGTTGTCTGTGTGTAGTTTGCAATTTATTGTATTTATGTGGAGTTCCATACATACTATTATAGATTAGAGGTATATTCCATGAGTAATGAAATTCCACAAACACCCGTAGATTCAGAAGACGAACAAGTTGCATCAATCCTAGAAAATCTTCCCGTGGAAACAGAGGTTGATGTATTATTACCTTCCAGAGGAATTCCTTATTTTGGCAAGGAAACTTTGGTGAGAGTTAGGCCTATTCTTTTCGAGGACGAAAAGCACATGGCAACAGCATCTAACGCTAGAGATTACAACCCTACTAACTACTTGATTGACAAGTGTGTTGATGGAGTTGAGGGTAGTAATCTTATTCTCATAGATAAATTATTTCTCTTATTAAAGATACGAGAATTATCGTACGGCAAAGATTACTCGGTTGGTGTAGGCTGTCAGAACTGTGGTTTTGTAAATAATCTAACTGTTGCATTAGATGAATTGCCAGTAAAACATGTTCCAGAAGACCTGAATGTATTCGAGATCCCCGTGGATTTAAGTGGCATTAAAAAGCCAGCAGTTATCTCTACGCCCATAGGAGCAGAGGAGCAGTTTCTAAACAATGAAATTGATCAGAACTTATGGCGTTTCATTAAATCAATTGATGGAAATGATAGCAAAACAGTGATATCAAAAGTTGTTAAGCAACTACCAATTATTGATATACATACAATCGTCAAAGCCTTTAGTTTAGAACAATATGGTGTGCAATCGACAGTGAAGTTTTCTTGTGATTCTTGCAACCATACTAATGTAATTTCACTGCCAATTGACGAAAATTTTTTCTCAGTGAATTAAAGAGGTCTTTAGATTTAAAAGACCTCATCCAAGAAGCCTATATACTTGTAAAACAGGTAGGTTTTACCTATTCTGATGTAAAAACATTAACTAGAACGGAAAGAACAATGTTTTTAGATATTTTAGCGCAAGACTTGGAGCGACAGAATAATGCCATTAATAAACACAACTGAGGTAGTTGACCGTAATAATCGTCCTGGAGCCAACACCAGGGTGATGATTAGAACATTCTTCATCAATGATGGAGAGTATACCGACCCATATCAAATTAGTTCGGTTCATGTATTTCAAAGGTCTCAAAACCTATCCCCTAGCACTGTACTGAACTCGTCAGGCACTGTCGCAAGTGGATCGACCTCTTCAGCAGCGATGGTCTTCGGTCCCTCGGGAACAGGTATATTAGGCAGTGACACCTCATTTAACGCTACTAACTACAGTGGTGCCGCAGGAGCGACAACAATAGTCCCTAACCCCGCAGGGACTGTGCAGTCATGTTCTGCTTTGAGTGGCGTTTATAAGTTAGCAAACGGTGAGTTTGCGTGTGTTCTTGATGGAGTGTTGGCAGGAACACTATCAGGTGTAGACCAGAACGGAACTGTTATGGCTAACACTGCCACTGCTGCAAGAGAGTACATAGACATATGGACTGTAAAGTTAGTTGAAGGTAGTGATTTTAAAACCTTTATTAACTACTTTGAGTTATTCGATGACTCCTTCATCTCTATAACTGAGCCGCTGCTTTTAAGAACAAAGAGTAAACTATTTAATAGACAGGTCGTATTGGGATCAAAGACAGACTTGAAGGTCGGCACTGAGGTCACTGTAGAGAATGATAA